CTGTACCAAAACTGGCACATCATTGAACTTCTCATACTCAGGTCTACATAACCCAGTGATAACCATTCTCATCATTGTGGAATCAAGAACATCTGTATCCATCTCCAAGTGTCTATATGTAAACTTCTGATACTTGCAATGTTTATCATCAAAGAATAAAACCTTTCTATCTCCATGGTCCAACTTATATCTCTCCAAAAGCCCAATAAGGTCACTTATCAACAGTTGATCTGTCTCCTTATAATACCCCTGGTCTCTGCCATACAAGGCATCTTGACTGAAATAAAGGCCTTCCTTCTTATGTTTAAGTTCTGGGTCTAAATACAATGTTACATCTGGTAAAGATTGTGTGTTATTCATTCAAATCACCTCTGGTCTATGTGCAAATTCTTTAATACATTATCATGAGCTTCGAAAGCACGTGTTATGGAATCGTATCTGAATCTGTATTGACTTATGTATTTAGGTCCTGAACCCACATGGAAATACCAGGTATTGTTAGATTCATCTCTTAATACTGGACCTACTCTTGAAATATATTTCACATTCAATACTTCCTCAAGTAAATCATCTTTAACGGTTATGAACATGGCACTTACACCTCGGTAATGGTTCAACGGGTATCGTTCCATTCTTCTAAAGTTTTCCAAATCATAACGGCAACCCTTTAGCATAATTTATAAACTTTTCCGCACCAAAATAATTAAGCGCTTCTTTGGCTAATTCGTAAGACTTAAAATAAGCGCCTCGTATCGGAGACATGGGAAAAGTTAGGCAAGAGACTACTTGTACGTTTATATAAAATTTTTCCTGTTTACTATCATTCCAATCTGGTACCCAGTCCCCATTTAACTCCTTGGCTTTACGTCTAACACCGCGCTCAAATTGAAAATAATCACGTTCTTTAATAGCTTCTTTCTTTGTAAGAAATACGTTGCCAAAAGCCAAATATCTTTCATCTATACTGTCGCTGTGGTATGTTGAAGAGCTTATATCTCCTTCGCCCTCAATGGACCAATATTTTTGGCCTTTTACAGGTAAGCCGCTTTTCAAGTTTGTTAACTGTGCTTGTAAATCTGCTATCTCCTGTTCTAACTTTGCTATTTTATTCATCTGGATTATCCTCTCTTATAAAAATCTGGTGTCCAAAAACATATGCAACTTCATACGGATATGCCAGGTTTGGTATAAAACCGTCAGTACATTCCACAAGCCAGGTGTTTGTGATACCTGCGCTTGCTTGCCCAACAATAATTCCTTCAAATATATAATCACTTGTTGAAACTATCACTTTTGTTCCGTATTCCATGTTAATTGCCCCTCAAATATTGTAAGTATCTTACCGCTGGTTTATAGATTTCGGGATCTTCTGATTCAAAATCTGTGAAACCCTCAGATACTATCAGTGCTCTTGCGGCTGCCCCTAGCAGAGTGTTGTCTATATATTCCCACATGCCGCTGAATAAATAGTCCCAAACTGCATCAAGGCAATCAATACCAAAGACACGCATGCAATAATCATCATAATAAAAATATACCCCCATGTTAGAGGTAGGGGTGCCCTGTATGACAGAGCGAGCAAGCCACCGTGCCGCAAATTTCTTCTGGGTTTGAAGAGTCCCGCGTACCATTACTAAGATCTTCCATATCAAAACCTTGGATTCGTGGATCAGTCGCTAAGAAAATTGCGTGCTTTTTAAGTTCTTCGTAACTCATTCTACAGTCATCCTATAAGTGAAATTGAATTGATTTAAGTATTTATAGTAAGTACGTCTGGATAAATTAACTATTTTCATTGCTTCTGAGTGGTTGCCACACGTTTGTTCAATAGCTTTTCTAAACTCTTCCCTTAAAAGGGAGTCATGTAATTCTTTAGCTTTTCTACGATTCTCGTTCATAATACACCCTTGAGTTTAAGTAAAGTGATTGTGACATTGGTTACAGCTGCAACCATAATGACTGCCTCCATAATAAGTGTTGCTGCATAATAGTATTTCATATATCCACCTTATCAAGTTGTTTTGGTTTATCCATAACTTTAACTTCAACAACTTCTATGTAAGTACCCTTATTGAGATCCTCACCAGCCTGCAATTTTAATCTATTTGCTTCATTATCAGCTTTTCTTTTACTATGATAAGCACCTGGTAAAGATTCTCTATCTCCCCACTCTTCACTTATTACTATTACATACATTACTGGTTTATTTTTCATATCAATTAACCTCGGGTTTAATCTTGTATAACCTATCATGGCTTAAATCAAATCCATTAACACCTTGATAAACACCACAAGGGAAGTAGGTTGACAAGGTCTCAATGTCCCCACTATCATATACTAGGTTCTCATAAGGCCTCTGTTTAAATTTGGTGATAAGTGTTATATCATATGTATCCACCAATAGCTCAGCTTCAGATAAATCCCAGCCTCTTACAATGAAGTTGTAGCACAGTAATAGTGGGGTCCATAGGGTAAGATGGCCTCCAACCAATTCAGGCTTCATTGGTGGTACAGTGAGGTATAGTATTGCTTTACTATGCTCCATGACTTCACTTAACCTATTTATAAAGCCATCTATATCAAGCAAATGCTCCATCACATGACTGCACCATATGATATTTGGTGCTGTATACCATGGTAATATATCGTCTGTTATATGTTTATGATTAGGACCCAAAGGGCTTATGTCAACAATATCTGTCGTATATATAGTTTGATGTGGATTCCAGCTTAATACTTCTCTAGTGAATGGTGCATTCTTACCACACCCTATATCCAATATAACATCACTTAAGTCCATTCTTTCTATAAGATGCCTAAAAGCTTTCTTTGCTGTTGTCATATTTATCACCTCTTAATTAAAAACCGTTTTACATTTGTATAAAATTAAAAATAAAAATCCGTTTTGGAATCATAGTTCCTAGAAAAATCCGTTTTGCTTTTGTATGTGGCGACGATTATATAACAAGACCATATTCCCGACACCAGCAAAATGGTAACAGATTGCAATCAAATGTAACCATATGTAAAGTAACAAAACATAACAAATAATAACAATGCTTAACAAAGAATAACAAACAAAGTTATATTGATATTATTTAATCAATAACAATCTGTAACAAATCTAGTTTGCATGTTTTCTACCATGAACTATTCTTAAAACGTGGGAGGTATGATCCCACACAAGTAAGTTAACTTAAACTAGATAAAGGTGAAGATATGAAACCAACTTATAAAGAACTTGTATTAAGAGATTATGATAGAACGCTAGTAGAATTACTTGATTTTAACGACACACTGACAAAAGACCAATACAAATTCGCTATGATGAAATTTGATTTTTTAGATAAACTCTATACTCAACTTAATAATTTTGACGCACTAGAATCAGCTATAACCAACTGGAGTGTATAATATGAGCACATTTTTAGCTATAGCAACATTATTATTGATAGCCTGTATTGTTATATTAGTTACAGTGATCTTTAAGATGGCACACTCTATATCAAAAGATCTATCCTCTTTTGTTGCTGTTGTAAAGACTGCCACCATTGAGCAAAGCGCCCTTCTAGCTAAATGCGAGGGATTAAAAGCTGAGGAAAGAACAGCGCCATATAGACAAAACCGAGACTAGCAACTTGCATTTTATAGATGATTTACTATACTCAATTTACAACCAAATTAGGAGATAAGCAATATGATTACTAGAAAAGACGTTAAAGACATGATGTACGCTTTAGAGGTAGAAATAGAGGTATTAGCAGAAGAATCAGATACATTGGATTCAATGTCTGATAGATATACTGTCCTATTAATGGAAATACAGCATCTAGATAAAAAGCTTAAAAAGCTTGAGGATGCTTATGATGAGCTGAGATATTCAGAGGCTTTATCTGAGGAGGAGTTTAGAGATTATTGTAAATCTGAATTAGAAGAGCACTTTGATAATTTGGAATGTGATATAAAAGAATACTTAGACCTTAATTACGATAGTTATTGTAGTGATAGATCATCAGATTTTAGTGTAATAGAAATCGATGGTGATGAGTATTATTTGGTTTAAAACTTGAGGTAAATAAAATGACAGATTTATTTAACAAAGTCAAAGATTACTGTATGAAACATGAGTATAACACTCTCTATTTAGAGGTGTGTGATTGGCTAGAGACTTATGATTGTGATGATGATGGTGAGACTTTGCAAAGTTATTTAAATGATCTTTGTGACCATGGTTGCGCAAGCGGCATGGTGAACAGCCTCATATACTATGATGATACAATAACATTTTACAACAAGCATAAATATATAATAAATAGATTGTTGGTTGATCTAAACATAACTGCACAAGATTTAAACGGTTATGATAAAGATGACCCATTGTGTTTAGAGCAAAACAACCAGAATCTTTTAGCGTGGTTTGCTTTTGAGGAGTGTGCACGTGATATCAATAACTATTTAAACATGGAGGATATAGATAATGACTATATCTAATATCTTTTGGCTATTGGTTATCATTATGATATTAATACCTCCAATGAGAAGCATTCTTATTAAGTGTACACTAATGCTTGTAGGCTTTTATTTAATCAAAACTTTTATTTATCTTGTGGGTGGTTGATATGAAAATAGAATCAGTACAATGCAATAGCAAAACGGAAGCTGAAAGCCAAATGCCCTGGGCTGCCATAGTCGTAGAGGTTGACGGCGGCTATATGGGGTTTGAGTCAATAGCAGATTATAACACATGGTTAAATCAAAAATGAGGATACAAAAAATGAAAAAATATGTAAGGTTTGAAGAAAATGGCCATGTTAGCATGGTAGGCATGAATAATTTAATCATTATTGAGGATGCACGGATAAAAACCCAAAGAGGGTTACATGCCAAAATTGCTGATTTAGTAAAAAAATATCACAAATATAGGATAGATAAACCTTACCACGTATATGATTATAATGACAATTTGCTTTGCACAGGGATTGTTACATTGTAATTTTTGCAAGTCTTTACTTGCTCTTTGCTTAATCTTTACTATAGTTAAAGTATAAAGTTAACATAAGGAAAGAGATCATGACAACCAAACAACTGATTCAAATACAGATTATTGAGCTAGTAATGCAATCAGCCACCTGTTCAGATGACGAATTGCAATTTATCACTTTAAAGCTTAATTTTTTACGCAAGATAACTGGTTGATGTAGGGGTCAAACTTATGTTTAAGATTTACAAAAAGATTGATATTTATTTGAATGATGAATATTTATGCAGTACCAACGCAAGTAAGACTTGTAAAGAAGCTGTTAGTAAGATCAGGGATAAAGGTGTTATTACAGTAGCAAGTATACCAAACAAAACATATGTGATTAAACCATCAGATAAATTAAAAGGTTTATTTGACAAACGCTAGATATGTACCATACTCAATATACAAGATACTTATTTAGAGGATAACACATCATGAAAATGTACATAATCATCTTAGCTTTAACTGGATACGTACTTTATACAGCAGCAAACAATCTACAAAAGGTACAAGTAAGTAAGCAGATAGCCATGGAAATGGCTATTGATAATGCCTCCAATTGAGGTTGTAGGTAGGTAAAGGGTTTATTGTGGGATAGGATATAGGCCAAGGAGGGCAGTTATATTTATAATAATGATAATCATTCTCGTTAAGTAACAACCTTTAGCAATTCCTTTCTTGATATTGTAACGAAATCAACTTTTTATTTTTAATAAATAATTGTAATTAATTTTGCATGCCGGTTAATTGGGAATTCCTACCACATTTCCCCTATAATTGCAAGCTATTTATTGTAATAATTTGTAACATTCATATATTATACATTATTCTACGTACAGATACAATGTTAATATTTATTATTTTATGTATACCATTTGTGACTCATTAGTCCAGATACATTTCTTTACAATTATTCACACACAATAACAATTCACATATGATAATAATTCTCAACAAACCCCCCATATACACCCCATGCCACCGGTGTTATTTTCTACCTCCCCCACCCCACAGAAATTTTATAATTTTTACCCTTATTGGCAAATAAGAATGATTCTCATTTAGATATTGACCCACAGTAACATAAATAAATATAAGTTTTTAGTGCTACAAACTAGACATAAAATCCGTTTCTATACCATATAAAATCCGTTTTGAAATTATATATAATTAACCTTTAGCAGTTAATGAAAAATTGACTCTAGCCATGTGTGCCAGTAATAAAGCATCAGCTGCATTATTTTCACAAATCAATACATTCCCTGACTTATTTCTACGCAAGTCATGATTGGGATACAATTCATTACATTTCTCTATATTTAATAACTTACGATCTGGACCCTTAATATCTTTGTTACCTACAAAACGTTTTATAGCCATAGCGTTATAGAAGTGTGTTATCTGATGGTATAACGGCCCCAACATACCCACACACATACCAGCCATCTTGGCAGTACGTGCATTTGTTGCACTGCCTGGTGGCATCTCTATTGAGATCTTCATCCTTGGAGTTTGATTCACAATCCCCAGTATACCTGTATAAAGCTCATAAACCCTTCTATAATCGTCTACAGACGTTTTTATCTTCTTGGTAGTACTAAGAGTGCGGGTTTGTACTGAAAGGTCTTCTAGGCATATTAATGCAAGCCCTGTGGCAGATATGGATGGATCTATACCCAATGAGTAATGTTTGCCTGGTTCTATGTTAAACATTTAAGTCAATACCTTATGTGTTATTAATTGTTATTTTCTGCTATCATTGAGAAACGTTTTATAACATGATAGCCAAGGAGAAACATTTTGACCACAATAATTGCAGCCGGTAATGCTATATACGCAGATTCAAGATGTACTTCAGGCAACTTAATTATATCTAACAATGTCAATAAGTTATTGAAGGTAATACCAAAAGGTATGAACTATCCTGTGTTATTTGGAGGTGCTGGCTCTTATGAAGAGTTGGAGCTTGTTAAGGACTGGATTGCAAAAGGTATGTTATCTGACCAAAAGCCTGAACTTGAGAACTTTGAAGGTCTTATGGTTGTTAGAGCTTCAAAAACCAAATGTAATATTTATTATCTAGAAGACTCTCTCTTACCAATACTTGTTGAGGATAAATGTACTGCCATTGGCAGTGGATCTGTATTTGCCTTCACAGCCCTTGATTGTGGTTGTACACCAGAGCAAGCCATACAGGCTGCCATTAAGAGAGATAATAATTCTGGTGGACGGGTGAGAAGACTGGAGATCTAATAACTATGGATATAAGCAGTGCAAGTCTACATGAGTTAAAAAAGCATTTCAGTAAGACTGAGATACTTGCTGCCATTGCAACCATGGATGAGTTGAGTGCCAAGGCTTTACTTCATGATTGGAGATTCTGGGCAAGGCCCAGTCAGATAATGCCAGAGGATGAACCATATTTTGGTTATCTGCTTATGTCTGGTAGAGGATTTGGTAAGACCTGGACAGGTTCCAATTGGGTTATTGAAAGAGCAAGGGCTGGCAAGGGGCCTATTGCTCTTATGGGGCAGACAGCAGCTGAAGTAAGGGATGTGATGATTGAGGGTGGTAGCAGCTCAATACTCAAAGTATCACCTCCTGACTTTACACCAGTCTATGAGCCTTCAAAAAGGCGTCTTACATGGCCCAATGGTGTTATTGCTATCACATACACAGGGGATGAACCAGACCAGCTTAGAGGTCAATCTTATGGCTCAGGATGGGCTGATGAATTGGCCAAGTGGCAATATGCACAAGAGGCATGGGATAACTTCATCATGTCTTTACGATTTGGCAAGGACCCAAGGTTTCTTGTATCCACAACTCCAAGACCAATTGATATTATTAAGAATCTGTATAATGACCCTAGAGTATTCAATGTTGAGGGTTCTACATATGAGAATGCTGATAACCTGGCTCCTCAGTTCCTTGAAGAGGTTAAGAGGAAATATGAAGGCACTTCTCTAGGAGACCAGGAGATACATGGAAAGATTGTATGGGATGACCCAGGAGCCTTATGGAAGAGGAATGATATTGACCCTTATAGAACTCCACCACCTCAACCCCCTTATTATAATCTTATTATTGGCCTTGACCCCAATACTGTTGGTAATGCCACCAGTAACACCAAGAAGAAGTTAAGGAATGATGAGTGCGGTATTATACTTGCGTGTAGTGAGATGATACAGGGTGATCTACATGGTTACATACTCAAGGATGCATCTGTTGCTGGAGGGCCTTATGTGTGGTGTAAAGAGGTTAAGAAGTTATTAGATAAATATCCCATGGCAAAGATCATTGCTGAAAGTAACCAAGGTGGGGAAATGGTTACACAAGCACTTATGAAGTATGGTATACCAAGGCATAAGGTTGAATTAAAGCATCACATTAGATCCAAGTATGATAGAGCACAACCCATTGCGATGTTAGCCCAGCAAGGCCTTATACATCATTGTGGTAGATTTGAGAAGCTTGAAGATGAGATGTGTTCTTATACTGGATCATCTAATGATAAATCCCCCAATAGATTGGATGCTGCTGTTATTGCATTGCATGGACTGTTGGTATTGAAGAAGAATAGAGTTGAGTTAGGTAAACTTGGATTATAATCCATCAAATTTGCTCTATACGGGATTTTATTACTATACCCCTGATGTTGGTATTGGTTTTTATTAAAATTGATTATAGAGGATTACAGGAGGTCTATAGTATGAAGGGTAGAAAGAGAATCTGGACCTATGAGAGGATTGATGATCTTATATATCAGGATTATCTTGATGGTAAGCCTATTGCTGACATTGCTGAAGATCTTGGTATATCTGAAATACATCTTAGAATGATATTACATAAGTCTAGATTTAGAACTCATAAGCAGATTGATTATATTCGTAATGTTGTAGATGTTGATAACGAGGCTGGTATTGAGAGAAGTAGAAGTGAGATATTGGGTATTAAGATGAAGAAGAGGAAGGTTAGAAAGTGTAAGGTTAAGAAGAAGAAGTTTGATTGGTTATGATTAAGTATTATTGTTATTACTGATATGTACCCTGATACTGTACTTAGATATTAAGTATCTAATACTATGGACCCTAAAGGGTCTTATTAAGTTATATATTATATACTTAGATAATCAGAAGGGTTATAAAAAGGAAAGAATACTCCAAACCAAAACACTAAGCCTTGGCTTGAATATTTTTCCTTTTAATTCATCAGAATGGGCATGAATTAAGGGCTAAAGTCTACCTACAGTGCCTTAGCATGGAATCGTATGGTTGTAATACCACCTGAGTTATGCGATTGATTCCACCTACAAGTCAGGGCCATATTGGCATGCTGTCTTGTAACTACTCCTTCACCGCTGCCCCGTCTCTCAGTGTCGTCTTGGGCGTCAGATCATTTATTTATGTCTGGTTTGTGCGACCGGTACAGTTAGCCCGAACACAAGCAAGTTAATTCTATCATGGTTTTACTTCAGTAGCAACATCTGCTACAGTTGTATTAATAAAAATTTTGGAGCTTGATATGATCACTACTGAAGAATACATTAATAAATTCAGAACTAGAAAAAGAAGTTTTACTAAGGCTCAGGTGTTAGCACTTGGTTTAGAGTGGCCTTTGAAAAAAGGTTGGAAAAAAGCAATGGTGGGTTTGGAAATTACTGAAGAACAACAGAAAATTTTTGAAAAAGGTAAAAACAGATTAATTAGAAGAAAGAAAAAGTTTGTACTTTGTTATAAAGGAGATCACTGGTCTTTTTTATGGCAAACTCTCAGGTATGCAGCAAAAGAAAAATATGGTTTAATTTGTATGAAGTGTGGGAAAACGGAAGATGAGGCTGTCATACATGTGGACCACATAGAGCCGGTGTCCTTGTACCCTGAAAAAGCTTATGATTTCTCCAACCTGCAAATACTCTGTGCTCAATGCAATATCAAGAAATCTAATAAAGACTTTACTGACTACAGAAATAAATAGATATTTGTAATCATATGTGTTAATATGTTGACAATTCTTATAATTCCTAATATAGGGTTGTTAAAATGACTGATGTATCTGTCTATAATCTCCGTTCTGCCCTTCTCCCTTCTGTTATCAATAACGTTGTCACATTGAATAACAATGTTGCCAAGGGCATTGGATTATCTGGTCCTGCCACTCCTTTGGCTGATTGGTATCTGATGTACAAAAGATGGGAAGTCATTATCCACCTCAATGGTGGTACACTGGTCATGAGGGAGGCTGGTACCAAATACCTCCCCAAGGAAGAGGGTGAGACAGACACCATATACCGCAATAGACTTGATAGATCAGTTCTGTATGGTGCGTATAGCCGTACAGTTAAGTCATTGTCTTCATTGCCATTTATAACCCCCATACAGTTTCAAGACCTGCCAGAGACCTTAGATTATCTTCGTACAGCAGCTGATGGTACAGACCAGGATATAGAATCTCTGTGTCAAGAATTAACCCAAGACATCATAGATTATGGCAAGTGCCACATATTGGTTGAATATCCAGTTGTACAAGACGGCTTAAGGGCTGGGGAAGAAAGAGATAACAACATAAGACCTTATTTTGTACGTATAAGTCCATTGAATCTTATTAGATGGAAGACCCGTAGGGTTGGATCTGTTGAGGTGTTATCTGAAGTATCCATCTATGAAGATGTTGTAGAAACTGACCCAAATGATGAGTTTAGTGAAAATGTATTTAAACAAGTGCGTATTATCAGTGAAAATAGTGTAAGGATTATAAGGATTACAGAAAGTAATAAACGTGGCAAAACCATTTCTGATTTTACAACTGTAGCTGAATATCCTCTCACACTTGGTGTTATACCTCTGGTCACAATATACGGGGCCAACAAGATTGGTTTTATGCAATCTGCCCCTCTATTGGAAGAATTGGCATGGTTAAACGTTAGACACTGGGGTAAGCAATCTGACCTGGATAATATTGAGCACGTGGCCAATGTGCCTTTTGCTTTGGCTACAGGCGTAGGTGATGAGGAGATGGCTTCTGTTGTCCTTGGTTCCCACATGATGCTTAAGATGACCTCAGAGAATGCTGATATCAAATATGTGGAGCACTCAGGTGCTGCAATTGGTACCACCCAGAATTCTATTAAAATGCTAGAAGACCGCATGGTTGCCATGGGAGCTGATCTATTATCTGCAAAAACATCCACCCGTGAGACAGCTTATAGTTCTGATATTAACAACACCAAATCAATATCAATACTTGAGAGCCTGGTACGTAAACTTGAGACTGGGATGAAACAAGCCTTTGCCTTTGCTGGTATGTGGATGGGTGTAGAAGCAAATGTGACTGTGGATATTGGGGAGTCATTAAACCTTTCTCTTGATGCCAATGAAATGACATCGCTTGTAAGTATGCTTAAGGACGAGATATTGACTCCAGAAGGTTTAAGCAAGGAATTAAAACGCAGAGGGATACTGGCAGACAGCACAGAAGTTAATAAACCCAAAAAAGAAGAGCCAAAGGTGTTGCCTGGGCAACCTAAACCAGCAACCCCGAAGCCAGCTGGTTCATAAAAACTCTTAAAGTTATACCGTGGGTATACAAATATCAACTTTTTTAAACCAAATACAAAATATTTTGTAATATTTTGTTGCTTTGTGTTAAACTTGATGATAATATACTAATTGCAATTGATAAAAACAACAACTTAACAGATTTAGAGTGATTCTGAATCTTTTTTCAGGTGGGACACCGTAGGAGAAATAAAATGGCTTTAGCACCAATTGTAGACAGTTTAGATGCAATACCAGAATTTTTGAAAAGAGAGTACAAGGAAGACCCTTCAACAGGGAAGTTTCTTTTAGATGTAGTACCAACTAACGGATATGTGTTGGAAAACATCGATGGACTCAAGTCAGCGTTGGGCAAAGAGCGTCAACGGGCCTCAGAGTTTGAAAGTAAAGTAAAAGCATTGGGTGATATTGATCCAGTTGCAGTTAAAACTAAATTACAGCGTCTAGCTGAGCTTGAAGCCCTAGATCCTGTTAAAGAAGCAGATAAGATTGCTGAAGCTAAAGCTAAAAATATGATTGATCAAGTCATTAGCAAGCACCAGCAAGAGTTAAGTGGCCTTGCTAGTAGAGCAGACACATATAAATCAACATTGAACCAAGTTTTGGTTGATGAAGCTGCCAAGAACGCGATTGTAGCGGCTGGTGGTGATGAAAAAACCATTAATTATATGTTACATCAAGTTAAAGCGGGTCTTAAACTTGTTGAACATGACGGTAAATTTTATACACAAGTGGTTGATCAGGCAGGAAACCCTCGCATTGGTGATGCACAGGGCGGATTGATGACAATCAAACAATATGTAGACGAACTGAAAGGCTCCCCAATCTGGGCAGACGCCTTCCCAGGACGCAGCCAGTCTGGTGGTGGGAAACAACCAGGTGGTAAACCAGGCACGGGGACCTTGCCTAAGAAATCTGAAATGACAACGGCCCAAAAGACTGCTTTCATCAGGGAGCATGGGGCTGAAAAATACCACAAACTTAAATAAGCTGGAGAAATAAAATGGCAATTGGTTTACATAGTGATCATGTAGTTTTTAATGAACAGTTCTACGGTGGATACCTTGAAGGTATTGCTGACCGTTTAGACGTGTTTAATGCTGGTTCTTTTGGTTGCTTAAGCTTAAATACTCGATTCATCGAAGGTTTTAACTCCGAAGAGTCTTATTTCAAGCGTACTGCTACCAAATCTAGTCGTCGTGACTTAACTTCTGTTGCTGCATATACTGCACAAGCTTTAGTTCAAGGTCAAATTAACGATGTTAAGTGTTTCCGTAAATGGAATACAGATAATACTATTGGTGCTTTCCGTACCACTGGTCTTAGCAATGAAGATATTGCCTTCTTAGCTGGTAAAGCTGCTGGTGATGATATCATGGAAGAGTGGCGTTTAGCTGCAATTGCTAGCTTAGTTGGTGCTTACCAATTAGCTTCTATTGACACCGCTGGCACTGCAAATGACTTAGTTTATGATGCTACCGATGGTACTTTAGCTTCTGCTGACCTTATCAATGGATTGAAATTGTTTGGTGATGCTTCTAGCAAAGTTAAAGCTTGGTTAATGCACTCAACTGTATTCTTCAATTTGTTAGCTAACCAACAAGCTTCTAGCACTTCTGATGGTGTTGCTGACATGGCAATTATGGCCGGTACGCCTGCTACATTAGGTAAGCCTGTTATCGTTGTTGATGATCCTTCTTTAATCATTGCAAACGGTGTTTCTTCTGGTGTTGATTCTTATTACACCTTTGGATTGGTACCTGGAGCTGTTAAACTTGTTGAATCTGAAGAACAGCAAGTTGTTATGGATATCGTTACTGGTCTTGAGCAAATTGTACACCGCGTACAGGCTGAATATGCCTTCAACGTTGGTTTACGTGGTATTAGCTGGACTTCTGCTACCGATAACCCAACCTTTGCTCAATTGGGAACTTCAAGCAACTGGACCAAACTTTATACCAGCAAAAAAGATCTTCCTGGTATCGCAATCAAATCTCGTGGAGCTATCGCGTAAGCGTAGCTTTACGGAAAAACGCAATGTTTTATGGGGAGCTTTTTGCTCCCCTTTTTTATGCTACAATGTATAAAAATAACTAGAGGATTATATGCTAATAGCTCTAATAACAACAGGCAATGTACAAGAAGAAGGTCAATATAGTAATGCCATCTACAAAGGGCTTTTGGAGCTTACAGACGGCATGCCTAACCTTATCCATCAACTTAACCCTAGTATGATACGAACTGATGAACTTGATATTTATGATCTTATTGTCAGTAACGGTGTTGGTAGAGTTAATGTAGAAGAGGCCAGAGCGTATTGGGGTGATAAGAAGCCTTGGCTTGTGTATGATCTTGGTTACATTAAACGTTATTCAGAGAATAATAAAGAAGGTTATTTACAACTCGGTATAAACAAGTTAAATTGGCTTCCAGAGTTGCCTGTAAACAATAACAGACGACTTATTGAGTGGAAAAAGCCAGCGGCAAACCCAAAGAATACTGTCCTTATTGCTGCACAAATGCCTGGAGATGCAGCTCATGGTATGAGCAATGCCCAGATTGTAAAATGGTCTGATGAGGTTATACGAACCATAAGACGCAAGTCTCCAACAACCACAATTTGGTATAGAAATCACCCAAAGAATGAGAAACCATATCATCCAGAGAAAGTTGGCATTAAGGATGATAAAACCAATGAGTATTGGTTAGATTTAGTGGGTTCATTCATAACCTACAATTCCACTTCTGGGATAGAGGCTCTATCAGCTGGGGTGCATGTGTACTGTGATGAAAAAGCTGTTTATAGCCACCTAGCGGCCCGTATAAGCGATTTCGGTACACCATTTCAACCTTCTGCTGAATTATTTAATGACTTTTTTGCTAAAATAGCGTATAGTCAGTGGACACATAAAGAATTAGCAACAGGACAGCCATTCAAGGACTTGATATCAATCTATAATAACGAAGTGCCAATGCACTGGATTGAAACACCTCCTGAAGTTGAATACTCTGTAAGCCAGCAAGAATATGAAGTGGCCAAACAAGTTAAGTATGAGAAGAAATTCTTTACTGCTAGGGCAATTGCCAAACAACAGTGGCCAAATGAAGTTTTTCACAATCAGTTAGAATTGGATGAGTTTATATCCAAGAAGATACAAGATTTTAACAACCAAATTATGAAGCAGGTGTAATATGGTATTGACTGAAGGTAAAATTAGGCAAAGCAAACTACAAGGCAACAGACCTGTTAAACGCTGCTTGCCTCCACCACCAGTGCAGATTCAAGTCTTGACTATTTTAAATGAAGTTCTTAAAAACGTTACTGAACTCAGGGATATTATTAAAACGGCGTTTGCTAAAGCAGATGGAAAAATTTAGTACAGGTAAAGAGGTATAATATGGCTTTAGTAGTTGAAACAGGCGGTATAATAAGCGGCGCTGAGAGTTATATTTCAGTGGCAGACGCTACAACTTATTTTGCTTTGTACA